TTTACAGTTGTATTCAAAAGGGTCTCAAGATCCGATGCAGATAGAGTTGTCATTGTGGGGTCATAACGAGTAGTCATATTCAAAACAAGATAGGTATAATCCGGATCAACTACTTCGGGAGTAATACCTAATATGTTTTTACGCTGCAAAATTGTCTTTTGAATTGACTGTTTTTCGATAGTCGAAAGATTTGTTGCGTTCTTTGGCTTGATAGAAATGAATACCTTGCCATATTGAGGAGGATCGCTTTCTTCCCCACCCCACACAAGGATTGAATCGGCTGTAGTATAGTCGCGGGTCAAAATGGTCTTGTAGTCTTCCGCTGTAACTGTACGTTCCTGAGATTGATAATTTCTTGGAGCATAATAGCGAATTGATTCGATATCTTCGGGCTGACCGCCTCCATAGGAAGATTGTGGAGTTCCATATTGATTTGTTGTTAGGGATATTGATGGAGTTACGCCAGATTCTGTAATTTTTCCCGAATATTTGAAGTTTTGAACTCCATTGGCATCATCTGCGCGAGTAACAAGATACTCAATCAGGATGGCATTTCCATCTTCTGGTTTTCGCCCAACAATACCATCGCCAAAAAGTATTTCGTACTTATCGTCTTCAGATTGCTGCAAGAAATATACATTCGTGGAACCATCGATGTTGTTGATATTTGTTGCCAAATACCAAATATCGACAATACCTGTTGTATCTTTTGTGGACTTGGTAACACGGACACGCAAACTGCTTGTGTCTATTTGTGTTTCCGGAATAATGAATCTTTGCGATGGATCTGCACCATTTACAACATATGTGAATGACTGAAATCGCCCTTCCTTAATCTCAACATTTTTTGCAACACAATTATCACCTTCAATTGTGACTTTGTAATTTTGCATAGGAAGAAACGTGAATACCGAACCACCACCCGAAGCAGCAAAGGTATCACCTCGCTGTATAAAAACTTCACCTCTTGCAACATTTGTTTTGAATATTTCGTATTTGCTATTTGTAGTAGTAGTAGGAGCCTTCCAAATAATATCCACCATTGCGGTAGATGCACGATAAGAACGAGGGGTATATCCAAGATGCTTGGCAAGCGAAACAACAGATTGACGCTTGACTGCCGAATCAATGAACGACTCATTTGCTACCATGTTTGCATAAAATGCTTGGTAGTGGGTGTTGTAGGCAAGAAGATCCAAGAGGATATTCATACCCGAACCTTCAAAGTCATAGTCCTTGAACTTGTCTTGGCTCTTTAGAAATGACTTTAGATTCGTCTTGATCGAATCAAAATCTAGGTTGTCTATTGGAAGATTTGGAGTAGTCATCTGATCCTCTCCACGATTACCGTGGCACGATAGGTCTGTACCGAGTTTTGTATTTGAAACTGAACATCGACTTGATATGAATTCTGATCCGACAGATCAACGATGTCCACTTGCAATCCTCTAATCCTGCTTTCATAGGATCGAATCATTTCTGTTATTTTTCGCTTCATCTGAAACATAATCATCGAATTTGCGTTTTCAAACAGCAGATCCGTAATACCCGAATCAATTTCAGGGTGAAAGGGCTTATCGTATTTTTTGAATTGCAGTAGATTTTTCAGGGCTTGTTTTACTGTGTTTTCACCGGTAATAGCAGAAACATCCTTAGTCAATGGATCTATAGTGAGATCCATGTCAAGATCGGAAAACAAAAGAACAGGGTCTTTTAGACGCTTAATTGCCATTCTTGTGATCCTTTGCTAGTTGAAGTTCAATGTAATTGCGCTGCTCTTCAAACATAGCGGCAAATTCCATTGGCTTATGTGGTGCAGTCTCCTCATCAAGCCAATCCAAATTAATGAATCCAATTACCAAAGCATCTTTATGAATAGGTAGAACTGCGAATGCTTCTGTACCTTTGCTACGACAATAGGTGCGAAGGTTGGATTCCGATAGATTCTTGACAAGATGAACTTGTGGTTCATCCTTCTTGACCAACTCAATCTTCTCCCATAGTAGCGTGGCAAGAACCGCTTGTAGATGCATATATTCATAGGCAACTCCATTGCTGCACGATTCGTGAGTCACGGACATACGCTTCATGGAAGAGCCATCCAAGAACTTGCCGCCATTATGAAACTGAAGGATCTGTATACGATCTGCACCGCATTGATTTCGTAGGGTAGTCAGTATCTCTTGAACTTGACCATATCTACGGATATCGTCTACTGTGATTGCAGCCGTGATTGCAGCATCAATCTCCTCTTGCTTCTTCCAAGATTTAAACCGATTCTTTAAATAAGAAACACCCGCGACCATACCGGCTATGACACCAGTCAATCCCGATCCTACGCTTATCCAAAAATCAATGTTGTTATGTGGTTCTGCTGACATTGTTAGCCTCCACAGTACACATCTTTGCTTCCTGTGGCAATTGCAGAGCCACAAGAAACGGGATCTCCGATCCGAGCCGCTTGACGGCTATTGACAAAAACCATAGAAGATCCTTCTGCGGTATGTCCTTTATGGTGACGATCATCGCATCTATGTGGTCCCCAACTATCGTATTGGCGATGCCATCCTCTGTTGTTTACAAACACATTCGTAGACCACGAAATGTTTTGACGAGGAGGGAAGCATTTATGTCCCGTACAAATATCGCCTTGTCTGTGTGCTGCGGGCATCGAAACTCCTTAAGGTGGACCTGGAAAGAATCCCTTGGCTTTTTGTGCTTCAAGATACTCAATATTTGAGGCTGTTGCGCCATTAACAAAGAACTGATTCTTGATATTTAGGATTAAAAAATCTCTATCGGTTGACCAGTTATTGCGTAAGTTGTATTGGAACTGCCCGTCCGCAAAGATATTGGGATTTGACTTGCTGAACACTCGCGCAGCCACTCTAACCTTAACATCCACTCCTGCGCCGTTTTTGAAATACGAAGACGGTCCTCGGGTTCCATAGTTCTGCTCATCTATTTGAAAGTCGGGTGGTACATTCAGTCCCGCCACATATTGAATCATCGAACCTGTTCTTCCGATCAATTTTCCCGTATCCAAATTCAAGATCATATCTGGCGAAAAATCTCCCGAAATTATTAAGAAACCAGGATCAGGTATGACCTCCTCGGTTCCAATACAGACCCCTCCAAAAATATTATTGAATCCCAAATAGAACGACCAGAATCGATCATCGGTGATATCTTCTTGTTCGAAATATTTTTTGTTTGATTTGAATGTATATGGAGAAGGTGATAGTGGGAAATCTATTCTGAAGCATTCCCCCGATAACCCCTCACCTGTAGTGCCTGGTAGAGGTGCAGGACCAGGACCGCTAACTCCATATCCTTCTACCCCCCACGGGGATCCACTAACCCCATATCCATATGCTATTCCATTTGGATAATAAACCGCAGGATCGACCTCTGATAATGTTCGGTATTTTCCCTGCCAAAGATACTCCTGTTGTGTCAATGGCATTAAAATGCGCCTCCATCCAACACATCGGGAATATTTGCAGATTGCACAAATTCGGCAGGGAAAGCAAGAACAGGAACGCTTGGTAGAGCATCGACTGTTGGCAAATCGCTTGTGGGATCGGTGTTCGCAATACCAGTTTGACCAGGGTATCCCTGAAGAAGGGTTGCGGCTTCGTCAGGAACTGCATAAAGACTGACCGTAGGAAGACCAGGAAAGCCGGTTTCTGCTTGTGCTGCTCCTGTAATTGCAGTCTGAAAACCAGGCGATGTTGCGGGTAAGGGTGGAAGAGAGACCGCCGCCACCGATTTTTTGCTTCCTGAATTGCTGCCTCCGGAATTGCTGGCAAGAGCAAAAGCCGCCGCAACTCCAACTCCTGCCAAGGCAACACCTCCAAGGATAAGCGGTACAGTTGCTCGTCCAAAAGGAAGACTACTGGCACCCGCAGCGCGAGGTGCGCCACCAACTTCAGGTGGTATTGCGGGAGCAGCAGAACCATCTAATTGTGTGGTTGTAGCCGCTGCTGTGGATGTCGCTGTAGTTGTAGCCTCTGCCGTAGTAGTTGCAGTTGCCGCCTCTCCTTGAACCGCAGGAGTTGTTGCCAATGCGCCTTGGGAAACTGTTCCCTCCGACTGTTGTTGAAGCATAGACAGCGTGGTTGGATTTCCCGATTGTGTTTTGGTGTTACCTGCAACAACATCAGCAGTCGAAGCATCGTCCAAAGACTTTAGCGATTTTGTTTTGTTTGTATCCTCGGGATCGGGGAATTTTACTCTTCTTTTTTCGATTTTATCCAAGCCACCAACGCTGACTTTAGACGAATTGATTCCCTCGGGATTGAGATCAATACGAGGAGCAACAAAGGTCATATTTCCATCGCTTGCAACAGTATAAGATCCACCTACACGATGAACGAGACTACCTTTAGTATACATGATAATATTGCCATGCACCAAAGTTCTCATATCTCCATCCACTTCAATGTAGAAATCCTTGCCTACTTTGAGTTGCGCCTTGCCCTCATTTGTATACAAGACATCGCCCTTGACCATCATTGATTTTGAGCCAATTGTCAATTCATAATCGCTTCCCTTGATTTTCGTTACGCGAGAACCATCGGGACGAATCTCTTCAAAGGTTCCCGACTTGTGATGGCGATGCAAACGCTCTGCGGTGGGGGTATCATCCACTTCAAAAATATGTCCCGATTCGCTTTCGTAGACATGGTTGTGTGGATAGGTAGCACCATAAGCCGACTTGGGTTCTGCCCATTGACCGGTTAACGCAGCAGGAATATTTGGAATACGAGCATCTGCACGGGATTTTAATACAGTTTTGTCTAAAGACTCTCCCCGCGCAAGACGATTGGTATCTTGCTCTCCTGTATATCCATCAAGTGGATATAGACCACTTGGATCGTAAAACCCTCGTTCGGGATCTTTGTAATTGCCATCAGAATTTGGTGAAGGGAATCCGGCTACTGTTCCCATCACAATAGGATCTTGTGCGTGTGGACCATCACGGAAAAACCCTACAACCCATGTTCCTTGAAGTATTCCTGTTGGGGATTGTCCTTTGCCACTCATAGCCGCACTTGTAATGGGCTGCATAACTGATGCCCAAGGCAAAGATTTTGTTGGAATTAGAATTTTGTCTTCAGTATGAAACCCATAGATACGAACTCGGCAGCGACCAAGTTTTAATGGATCATTGTTGTCCTCAACAACTCCGTGCCACCACACAAAGTCCATCTTTCCCATGTAATCATTGGGATTGTCGGGCATTTCATTTAGCATGATTAAAAGTCTCCACCCGCACCAAAAGTTTGAACATCAGGAATACGCTCATCGTAACCATCCTTCACCAATTCCATTTTCATTGTGTAATTGCCATCTCCCAATTCGTGGAGAATTGCAGTAATCATATAACGACCTGATAGATAGGGATCGTACCAATCGTCTTTGCCTTTGGGATCTTCTGTACTTGGAATATCAACCGATACAATGTCACCAACCCTACGCCGCGAATCTCCATTGACAACAATCGTTAGCGTGTTTGTCCTGAATTGATTCATCTGTGATTGGCGGCGCGCAGAGACAGTATGCAATTCATCATTGTCTTCTATAGTGTCGTACTTGAATGAATGCTTTGGAAACAACTTCTGATATGCCGTAACATTTCCGCTATAAGGATCGGAAATTTTTGATACAAGTGGGTATTTTGATATGGTAGGAATTCGATCACGATGAATGGTGTAAATATAAACTTCGGTATCGGTTTGCTTTCCTACAATATCAATTGCAACAGCATTATTGCCATATACTCCCGAAACAACCTCTCTCATCTTGTCGCCTCTTCCTCCTATGGTAAAGGACAAGATATTATAGAATTCTTTCTTTAGGAAAAGTTCTCCGGTTTCAGGATTTCTTGAAGTCGGTGTGTGGTGATACTTGACAATACTTTGCCTCTTTTTAAGCAAAGAAAGAGGCATGAATTGATAGTTCCCATTTAGATTTTCGTAGAAGACATAATCGCAGGCTTCGGGAATTGTTTCTGCTGCCGATCTTTTGGCTAGCCAACTAACTGCATACATTGGATTCCAATTGGGAACCACAATGTTACGATTCCCTAATGTAGGACAAGCATTAACTTCAACACCCAAAGTATCCTTCATAATTGCTTTTACCATATCACTATAGGGCATATCGCTGAACGCCCTT